GAATCATCTATAACTTTAATAAACTTATCTACGCCGTTCATTTAATTTCTCCTTATACTACTTTATGTAAAGTAAATCGTTTTCTTGGTGTCCACTTTTCCCATGCCTGTTCCATATCATGGATAAACCTCTGACACATATTCTTACAAGACATTCCAACTTCGTCTTTCAACATCCACTCTCTACCTTTCTGTCCTGCCTCTATTCTTTCTTCTCTTGGTGTATCGTACCATTCTTTAATTTTATCTGCAACATCATCGAATCTACATCTGTCATCGAAAATATATGGTGTTGGTATTGAACCTTGTAAACTACGATTAGACGGCCAAACTGGTTTTACCCACTCACCATGAGTAAGGTCAGGATTATCTTTCCATTTTTTATCATCGTGGAATGATACGATTTCCGTATAATCTTCATGTGTAACATGCTTACCTTTTAATTTAAATCCACATTGGTCTTGTAATCCACCTGTGACATTAACAATAATAGGTGTTCCTGTCATTATTGCTTCTGCTGTTCCTAATCCAAATCCTTCGTTAGATGCCATATTAATCTGAATATCTGCTATATTATAGAGAAAATTAAGTTGTTTTTCTTCTAACTTCTGATTTGAAAATATAACATCATACTCAGGACACATTTCCTTTACCACCTGAGTCAAATCTGTTCCATTATTATCTATTGGTGCAGTGTGCATAATTAATACACATTTCTTTGCCTTCTCTTTAGGTAACATATCACAAAATGTTTTATATGCCATAACTACATCACTTGGAACTTTTCTACGAATATTTCTGTTGTTCCAAAATACTATAAACTCTTTATCACCCCTTGATAAAACAGTATTTCTAAATTCCATCATTTCTTTATGCTCATCTACTTGAAGTTCACTAATTGGATAGAATTTTTCATCATCAATTCCATGAGGAATGTAAGTGCAATCCCAATCTGTTCTTGGTTTCTTTTGTGCCACTTGATTAACAATATTTACCGTCTGTTTTGATATGTTCATAATTAAATCAGAAGATTCATAAAAGAACTCATTGTATCTTGGATATGGTAAATCATCCCAAATATTATAATAAAAGATAGGAATGTTCTGTCTTATTTCATGTTCCATTTGATACAACCAAGTCCAAAATCTTGGGTCCGTATAATGAAGTATTGCATCAGGTTTTTCTATATTTATCAAACTCCTTAATAACTCTTGATTTCCATAACCACTTATTGGATAAATTTTAAGATATGCATCTTCTACACCAGTTTCTTTACGAACTGAATCATTCATATCCACCACCTTGCCTTCTTCAGGATGTTTAATTGCACCACCTGCTTGAACCCAATCATATTTATCTATTGTTCCTAATACAAAGTTTTTAGAAACTGTACCAACCCCACTTGACATTCTTAAATCATCTGAGAGTAACAAAATCTTCTTTTTAGACATATAACCTTTCCTTATAACTTAAAAATTACTACCACTTATTTGTAGATAATCGTATTCCACAATGGATTTTTTGTATTCTTCGTCTTTTAAATACCTGTCCATTGACCTATTCACTAATTTTTGCAATGTAAATTCTTCATTTAAAGCCACACCTTTAAATTTTTTATACAAATCGGTTATAATTTTAACCGAAGTGAGTTTTGTTTCACTTTTCATTTTAATCTCCGTATATATGTATATATAAATATCATATCAATCTAAAATCACTACCTTTTTTTTCAACTTTTGTGCATGTTCAATGGTGTCTAATGTCCCTCTTGAGTTATAATTGTTTGGAATAAATGCAACTATATAATCACTATATTCTGCTATCTGTTTATTTCTATCAAAAAAATTGGTAATGTGGTATGGTTTTCCATAGTGATTTTGTTCTAAAATACAATGTTGATTATACTGATAATGTCTTGGTGGAAATTCTACATATTTCATATCGAACTCTAATGCAAATTTTTTGGCGTAACCATCGGCACCCTTTGGTTGTCCACCACTTACTATCTCAACCTTATCATTAAATTGCTGTTTTAATTTAAATACAAATTCTTTTATCTTTCTTTTATTAGTATAGGTTCTCGCTCCTACTATACCAATTCGTTTCATTCTAATCCTCGTAGTCGTTTCTCTTTTGTTTTCTTTTTGGTTTTTCTTGTTTTGATGGTTTTTCGGATGTTATAAATGCTAAACAATCTTCAAAATTCTTTAATCCTTTAAAAATACAGGTCAATCTATCTTCGTCTCCAACAAACCTAAATCTAAATGGATATCCTTCTTCTATATCATCTCTGTGAATAATATCATACCAAGTAAATTGAGAGCGGTCAACATCTCTGTTCGGTCTTATTGTTGTCTTATAGTGAAGCAAACTTTCATACTTTTCCATAAAGGATTTTAACTCTTTAGATGATACTTCCCCCTCATCGTACCATAACTGAAGCTTAAAAGTATGAGACTTTGTTGCCTCTTTTATTTTATTAATTACCAATGACTCATATTCTGTATTGATGAAATCAGATAATTTGAGTCTTAGTGCATATATTCTTCCTGTCGTCATTGCCATATTAATTCTCCATCTTGATAATAAGTATTATAAATCTTTACATTTAGTAAACGATTTACATTTCTTTTGAGGTGAACACTTTTCGTAATCATGTGGGATGATATTCCCATCCTTATCATAACACTCATCCATAAACGCCTGTAACCTTCTGTTGACTTTATTGATGGATGGTGTTCCATTTGCTGGTATGAATGTTTGTATTCTCTTTTGTGGAAAGTCTGTATTCTCGTATAACTTTCTCTTTACTATAAAATACTCAATATCAATTCTATCCATAGGAATATCAAATTGTTTAGAGTAAAATTGTTTATATAAAAGTAGTTGGTCTGTTTTATTCTTGTCGGCCTTTTGGTATTTATTCCAACCCCAAGTTGATGTTTTGATATCAATAATCTTAATTCTATTCCTAACCGTATCCTTGATAATCAAATCAATAAACCCACGAAACTTTAAGTTGTTTGGTAGGTCATAACTGAGTGGTGTTTCTATACCTGCTAATTCATATCCTCTTTTACTAAAATATTGATTTCGTTTCTTCTTAAAATAATCGATTATCTTTAGTCCATCATTATAAAATTCTAACATCTCACTTTTAGTACAGAATTCTTCTCCACCATTCTTGAGTTTGATTTCCATAAAGATTTTTTTCATTCTATCTTCAAGTTCTTCCTCAAGAAGTAATTTGTCTGCCTCAACAATACTCTCAGAATACATGACCTTTAGGTATTCTTGTAATACCTCGTGCATGGCCGTACCAAACATTGTATAGATATTATCTGTAAATGGTATTGCCTTATCCACATAGGTCAATTTCCAAGAATAGGGACATTGTTCCCATAGTGCAAATTGACTATATGATATTGATTTTTTCTTAGCCATTTAATCTTTGAATAACAGATTGTTTTGGTAGTGCACCTACAAACCTATCTACTTCAACTCCATTTTCTTCAATTACCGTAGTTGGAACTGAACGAACTCCGTATTTAGAAGCTACAGATTGGTTTTCATCTACATCAATAAATTGTATTGAATGACCTTCTCCTGCCACTTCGTTCATAACTGGTTTGAATGCTTTACAAGGACCACACCAAGTGGCCGTAAAATATTTTGCTGTTCTCATTATTTACCCCATTTTCCATTTTTAACGATTGTTGCCATTATTCCATAGTTGGAAACATCAAGATAAGCATCTTCCATTGGTTCACCTTCTACGGCGTTTCCTCTGTTACCCATAAGTAAAGTTTTTAACCTCTGTATCTTATCATTCATTCTGAACCACAAACCTGTAAGTGATAAGTGTATCTCATCAGGTGTTTGTAATTGTGTTCCAACACTTATGTTACCTGGACCGTAATCATGTTGTTTGTGTAAGAACAATTCGTATTGTTCTCTTTGTAATCTTTTAAATTCTTTGGTCATCTCTGGCCACTCTTGTTCCATCAATGATACAATGTCGTCATTGACTTCTTTTTTTGTACTCGATTCTTTTATTGCCTCTGGCATATTATCTCCTTATCTATACTGGAAGTTACGAATAATTAATGTAAAAGTCAAGTGATTTTATCAACTATTCCGTATTCTAAACATTCTTTTGCCGTCAAATATGTATCTGATTTAGAAACTTCTTCCCAAAATTTTTGGTCTTTACTTGTAACCTCTCCAAGTATTCTATTTATATTACTTTGTAATTTTTTCAAGTGGTCGGCTCCTTTTAATACATCTGTCGTTTTACCTGCTTCAAATGCCGAACCTTCGTGAACCATCACCGTAGAATTTTGTGTCATAGTTCTCTCACCAGTTCCACATGATAATATAACAGCGGCTGCTGACATACAAGCACCATAACAATGTGTATTAACTTTTACAGGTAAAGTTTTGAAGTAATCAATTATTCCTAACATAGAATAAACATCACCACCATATGATGAGATTATTAAATTTATATCTTGACCTTCATTATGTTGAACAAAATTATCAAATCTGGTCATCACTGCGTATAATGTATCTTGTTCTATTTCATAGGTCAAATACATAGTATTAGATTTTATATTGATACCCCATTCTAAATTTTTAAATAGTAGTTGTGTTTTTTTATTCATACCTGGCATGTCTCCATAATTAACTTTTAAAACTGGCGAGTCCGTCATAATACTTCCTTTTTCTTAAAGACAAAAACAGGTTCATATTTATATCCTGCCCCCATCACACTTGATAATGTTAATTGTAAGGTATCCTCTTGGATAAAACCCAACTCTTTGGAAATCCTTACGGTTTCTTCTTCTATAAATTTGTACTTTGGTGTATTTGCAATATTCATTAACATATAACCATTTTCCTTTAAACCATAGTAACAATTCTCTATGGTCTTTTTTAAAAATCCATTTACCCATTCATCATTGGATGGGAATTTAATATAACTTTGAGTTTCCTCATCTGAGTATTTCTCTGTATCGAAATAAGGTGGTGAGGTAAAACATAAATCGATTGATTTTTTATTGGGAACAAAATCCTCACTTCCTTGTTTATATATATCAATTTTTTTGTTTATATAACTAAATTCTTTGCTCATTTGCAATAAACCTTCGTAAGTCTTTGTAGATGGTTCTGTACCTATGTAATGTTTGGTGTTTGAGGCTGATAAAAATCCAAGTAATCGTCCACCCCAACCACAACTCATATCTCGAATGACTCCATCTCCACCAAACTTCTCATATATAAGTTTTGCTGCTGTAGGTCTGAAATTACTCACGGATTGAGTTCCACTATAAATCTTTATGGATTGTCGTAGTCTGTTTTCGTGAAATACATTTCTCTCTCCATCTGGATCCTCACCCTTGTAATGTTTTTGTTCCCACTTCCAACATTTACGGATTGTTGATTTAAACATATCATCATCGTGAAACACATCCATAGGTGATTTCTTAGCACTACCACAGACTATTTCCCAAAAATGTGGAAAGTAAGTCCAACACAACCTCAATCCATGCATAGTTTGTACTATCTGATTATCTTTGAATATCGTATTGACATCAAACTTTCTCAGTTTTCTTAGGTGGTCGTGTTTTTCATCTTCACGAATTGTGTAGTGGGGAAATCCATGTCTACGATAGTAATCAAATATGACTTCTACACCATATTCTATATCAACGACATCTATTGAATTTGTAACCCTTTCAAACTCTAAGTCCTTCTCATCCACATCGATGAGTTTACCGAGAGTTTCGTAGTTTACTCTTGGCATATATTTTCTCTATAACTTAATACATAATCTGTCCAACTTGAAAAGGGACCAGTTTTAAATGATTCTATTAATTCTTTACTATAAATTAATGAAAAAAGGTCTACTACATCCCTTTTAAGTTTTAATTCATACAAATCACTATTTAAATCATCATAAAATATATCAACATCAGATTTCTTATCTTGATATACTCTCGATATATCTATTCTACCCTCTTCATCAATATCTAAAACCTTAATCCAATTGGAATTATTATTATCCCTTACTTCATAATGACCGACAAATTTTTGGATTTCATTTTCAGATTTAAAAACATCTCTATAATCAATTACATCAAACTCGTCATAAATTTCAGATAACCATTGGTGTTTTAGTGAAAAGTTTGGAAGTAAAGGACCTTTACCTGGTTCATCATAAGTACAATCTGAACTTATATAAAATTTATGAGGTCCTTCCTTTTCAAATTTTTTCAATTCAGATTTCACTCGTTTCATTTTAGTCTTATAATCATATCTCTCTATCTCATCTTCCGTTGGAAAGTAAAATCGATTAGGTTGGTCTAACATAGGCCAGTGTCTAATATGAATACCAATTCTATCCTTGACCAAATTTTTTATTTTACTCTCTAATTTTTTATCCTTTAGAACTATTTTATCTGCAAGTTTATCCCAAAAACTTTCCTCTATTTCATAAGGTGGCCATTTTTGGAATAAATCAGGTGAAAGAAGATGATAATTTTTATTCTTATCTAAAGATTTTAACCAATTAGTTCTCAAATCTATGGTCGAGGAATAATCTAAATTGTGAAATCTATCAGTTGAAGTTTCTGTATAGGGGAAATCTAAAAATTTTAATTCTTTCCACATCTCCTCTTCAACAAGGATTGTAAATTTAAAATCATTAAATTTATTTAATTCGTAGGCTACTGCCCAAAGTTGAAATCTATTTCCAAATCCTGTATCTTCTATGCTCCAACCAACATCTCCGATTTTCAAATACATTAGGGCAGATTTAGTTTCTTTATTTCTTTTGGTTCTACTCCATACTTCTGTAATATGGTTTTTAGATTTGCTTTATTTTGTTCGGTTGAATAGAACACTTGTAAGTATTCTTTAGCTTCTAATAAACTTGATTCATAATGTTTGGCTACTATTTCAACTAACCATTTTTCATATTTCATATCTTTCTTTCCTTTTGTATATCTTAACCATTCTTTTTTCTTTGGAAGAACATTGGTATATAATTTATATAGGTCTTTTGGTTTCAATTTATATTTTTGAAATTCATTAGCCACCTCTACATAATCCATCTTCATAGATATAAACCTATGTATCATATAGTTAGACCACTGCTTCTTCTCCGTTTCATTTAGAGAATCCCAATATCCTTTGGTCTGTTTTTGTGTGATGTGTGTGATGTGGTCGAATAGACCTTTATTCTTAATAACCTTTTTCTTTTTCATATCTATAAGTATTTAATTAAACATTCAAATACAATTATTTTAGCTAACACCAAAATATTTCAATACCAAACTTATCTTTAATGGTGTAAGCAGAAACACCTGTTAAATCTAAATCATCAAAGTAAAAACTATCCTTTGGTAATACAATCAAATCTGGTGTATAACCCTCAGATAAAACTTGTTCAATCACAGGTAAATAATCTTGAACCAATAACAAACCAGCAACAATTATGTTACCACCAAATGTAGTATTCTTTACCATCTGAATCTTATACTCAAACGGAATATTTTTCTTAACATGACCTTCAAATATTTTTTCTACTGACTCCGATATTAAAAATAACATTTTTATATTTTTTTCATCTCTATAATTGTCCATCAATAGATTTAATGATTTGTCAATTCTATCAGGACTTATTCTATTTTCAGAATTTATTTTGACTCTCGGATATGATTTTTGCCATTTTCTAATATGTTTCCAACCTTCTTCCCAAGTTAAATCAAGATGTTTAGAAACATTCGGTGGAGCATATTTAGTATAAGCTGGATGTGATATTTCTATTTCTGTTGGATTATGATTCTCATTCAATAAACGAATCCATTCTTCTGATTTACCATTTTCAATATCTACAACGGATGGACATATTACAACTGCATATGGAACTTCGTGTTTATCTAACAATTCAAAACAATGTTTTGTTTTTTCATAATTAGTTAGATGTAAATATAATCCCCACCACATACCTTCTTGTACATTCTCAACTTCATCTACAACATTTTCACCCTTATCCCATCCTTCACCTCGACCTGAATGTTGTTCTAACAGAATTTTCATCAACTCAACTTGTTCTTCATTTACATAATGCCCATTAGAATCGAGTCCTCTAACCGTAAAATTCTCATCAATAAAATATTTTAATATCTCTGTGGCATTTGGGTGTGCAAAAAATTCACCATTACTAATATGATGACCATATCCAACTTCGTGTATAACTTTATTTGGTACAAAAGTAAGAAAGTGTTTTATTTCATCCATTGTCAACCATTGTGGATAGGCTATTATGACATCTGGTGGATTCCAATATTGTGAACAATAAAAACATTTGGTATTACAAGGTGTTCCCACATTTACAAGTCCAAATGAATACTCCCTTTTATATCCCCAATACACTCGTTCTGTCATCTGTGCATTTTCTTGATACATAGATAATGGCCTATTATCAAAATCTACCCACTTATTTCGTATCTGTGCAGGATCTATTAACTCAACTGATTTCGTTGTAATCATCTTCTGTAATTGTTTTCCATTCTGAATTATTCCCAAATAATTTATCTCTAAAATCCGATTTATATTTACCATCTATTCTCATACTAATCGAATATCCATCAGATTTAGTTCCATGTACTTTTTGACTATCAAACCAACAAGTGTTCCCTTGTATATAAGTATTATCAACAAAAATACTTTTATTTTTATTAAATCTAATCCAAATGAATTCGTGACGCCAGTCTTTCCAATCGTGGTCAAAATGGCTTACAATTTCCTCACCAACTTTACTAAATATTAACATAATTCTACCAGTATGTTCAAATGGTAACTCACTAACCATCTTTTTTATCTTGGGAAACTCGTCAAATATTGGTAAATCAACCCAATACCCACCTTTATCTATTAAAAAATAATCTTTACCTTCATAATCACCACCAGTCAAATCAGTTAAATATATTGTTTGAACTTCAGGCGAATCTTCTTTAAAAACACCATACTTATCCGTGTTTGAATAGAACATATTCCAATATTTTTTAGGTATGCTATCAACCACATTCATAAATTCTTCGTGTAATGGTTCAATGTCTAAATTTAGATATTCATCCAATTCAATTAGACTCATCATTCTCTCCGTATACATTCAATTTTGGAAATGGAACATCGGGTATGTCTGTACCTAAAAACGGACACAACATTTCCCATCCATCTCCTTCACATATATTCATTACCAATAAATCATTTGGTCTGTTTTTAAAATAGGTATTTATTTCATGATATTTAGAATGTTTATAGTCTAATTTTTCATTAATAATATTCTCTCTATCGTGTACCCACCTTTCATCTATTAAAAATGAATATTCCCAATTTCTCCAATCCTTATGATATTTTGGTGAATAAAATCTCTCATTACTCCTTATCCAACTATAATTGTCCCTTTCTAAAATTATAAATTTACTATTAGGATATTTTTTATCAAGTACTCTATAATCAACATCTTCATTGTGCCAAGGGCCATCTTGAAATGCATCATATTTGTCAATCACTTCAAACAATACTTCATAATCATAATTATCAGTAAATTTTAAATATAAATCTGGATCTTCAGCCTTGTGGTTAAATCCTAAAATCTCATATGCCCTACCAAGTGAAGTTGTTCCTGTTTTGGCAACACCTATTTCAAATATTTTCATTTAAACATCTCCAAGTAATAATGTTTTGACATTAGGTGACTTATAATTATATTTGAATGCCGTATCATCTTTGTATTCCTCATATTCATATTCAGATATCTTTTCTTTAAGTACTTTATTAAATTGAATTTGTTGTTCCTCACTAACGATTTTATTATCGAATTTATATACACCATCCTCTTGGAAGAATCTCAACGACACAACATCAACTTTCAGTGTCACTCCCAAATCTATCATGTGACTGACTTCGTGAATGTTTTCGCTATTAATTACATTCTTTAAGTTTATCTTTGGAACATCTGTTGTTCTATTTTTAAGTATATGCTCTATGTTAGATAGTAACTTATCCCATATTTTAGCCTTTACTCGTCTCGTCTCAGTGTAAATCTCTTGTGTTCCTGCTGATATGTTAATCAAGATGTCATCAAGTCCTACTTCGATTAAGTTATCAAGTTGTTCCTCTGTTATTTGACAAAAATTTGTGATTAATTTACAAGATAGATTATTTTTCTTGACATAACTTATCATTTCGTGTATATTTGGATGTAGTAATGGTTCTCCACCACCACCAATTTGTATCTCCTCACAATCACCAAGTTCTACCAAACCATCTATGGTGTCTTTAAATATCTGTAAATCTAATCTTTCTTTTACCCATTCATCCCATCCATCAGATTGTGCCTTGTCGTCTATCATATCATATGACCAAAACCAACAGAAATTACATCTATGGTCACACACATTAATAACATCTATGTTGAAAGTAATTGGTGAGTTTGGAATATCGATTTCACCATTATGAAGTTTTTCGTTCATAACAAAATGAGGGCAGTAATCACAATTACCATCTGCCCAAGTCTTATTTATCTCATCAAGATTATCTCTTAATCGAGTGAGTAAACTATTTAACTTATCTGATTTCCAATAATCTACAAATTTACCATCCGTATTATAATCACCAGAGAATGGAACATTTCCACAACAAATTCTATACTCACCATTAGTGGTCAATCTACCATAAACACGACCAAAGTTACAACTCTTAGGTAAATGCATCATCGTTTCCATATAAATACCATTCTTTGGTTGTCATTCTCTTCTTACCTCTTTTGAATAATAAATCCTCTTCGTGGAATTTATCGTTTCGTAAGGTATAACCCAACTCATGACACAACCGATGAATAACTTGGACATCTAATTCGTCTTTATCTATGGTAGAATCTATTTCCCATAATCCACCTACCACTTCCGAAACATCTTTGACATCAAATTTTTTGATATTAATATCATTGGTGATATCTCTCAATTTATTTGCCAACTGAGAATCAAATTTATATGTTATACCATTATCAATATACCCAAATCCATTTGAGGCAGGTCTATAAAGTGAACCTGAAAACTTTTTGTATTTACCATTATGTTTATACAATACATCATTACCATCAATTTTAGAATCAATATTTCTGTCTGATAAAACCTCAACCATAATATTTTGAAATATGGCGTCCACCTCTTGTCGTTTATGTTTTTCAGAAAGCACATCCATATCAGGTAGGTACAAGATAAAATCAGTTCCGTGTTTACTTGCTATATAATATGCTATTTCGGCACTATAATTAATTTCGATGGGTATGTAACATCGACATTTCGGTATCCCTCGCAACTCCTCTGAATAATAAAAATTACTTAAATCCGTATGGTCATTTTTCCAAGTTTGGGTATTTTCATCCCAATAAGGACCTTGCCAGAATTGAATAAGGGTTTGATTAGTTGAAAATTTTATTAAGGTTGGTTCTTTGAGTTCTACTACATTATCGTATTCCCAAATAGATGTGTATATTTCTGGTGAAACTGAACCTAAATCTAAATATCTAATTTCCATTCTTTTGTGTATCCATTATAATCCTCTAATATTTCTTCCCCTTTATAAATATCTCTAAGGGTAATATACTTTTGAACTCTTGGATGACCAGTAGAATGTGCAGCCACATTAGGTTTGTCGGATGAATGATTGACATAATACCAAGTCGTTTGCCAATTCATTCCTTGTTGTGTATATCCAAACATAGATTCATGTTTGTCGTTGAAAAATTCTTCGTGTAATTTTGGAACATCAATAACTTGGTCACCAACTTGTGGTTGACATTCCAACACCCACTCCAAGACCTCTCTTGGAATTGACTTTGCTTCATTCCAAGGTATCCAACCATAAACACTTCTGTCTGCTAGGTCGAATATACTTG